TTTCCACCTAATCCTACTGTGTAGTAGTTAATTGCATCCGGTGTTGTATCAAGTGGATCTAGTAGTCCTGAGTCCGGTACAAACATAGGTGGAGAAACTGCTTTCTGAACTGCTTTTAAGTATGTCTTATCAACTTCAGTAATTAAGCGTATGTCAGGCATTATCTCCCAAGTTGGACCACGACCATATATTTCACGATCAGAACGTTCCCATCTAGCACAAATGTATGGCATTTCTTCGTAGCCACCTAATGACAAAATGCTTTTTGTATTTTTAATATAATGTACTGAAACAAAAGGTTTCTGGAATCCTTCTGGTAACATTTGCTGTACTGTCCATGCAGGTAATACTGCGTGTACTACATCATATTCATCTAATAGTTTTTCTGATGATGCTTTTTTAATAACTTCTTCAGGTAATGATTCAGGACCAAATCTAGATATTAAATCTTTTGCTGTCTGTTTGTAGTTACGAAAAACTGTGTCAATTTCCATCTCACTGCCAGAACCAAGAATACAATCCGAAAGAGGAAAATTCCTGTAACGAGGACCAAAGCCGGGAACGTCCTCAACAAAAATAATGCCAGTACCAAAGGAACCTGCTTCCAGATAGTACTGGAATACTGAACTTTGGAAGTTACTGATTGGTCGTGATACATGGTACTTAACTATTTTAGATGCTTCTTCTAACCAAAGTGCTACATTACGATTCTTATCTAATTGACTTACTCCTGTAGTGAGTTTAAACCACTCTGCACCCATAGGAGTAAAGACGTTATGTATATTAGATGCAAAACGTTTCAGTAATCGCAATGCTGTACCTTCAAACGCCATTTCTAAACGTTCATTACCTTTAGACTGAGCAGTTATAAAATCTGCACGATGAGGTAGTACATACTCTGCTATATTCTGCCACTGACGTTCCCAATTATGCCGATTGTTTTTCAGCTTATCATGGTGTCTGTCTATTAATGCTCCAAGAGGGCTTGCTTCGCCATACGGCATATTATTATCCTGTCAAAAGTGAAGCGGATTGACCTTGTGTTTGGTTAGCAGCAAGTCTTGCTCTATTACCTGTACCTCTATTCTTTCTCCCTGTACCTTGGAAGTTACCTCTTTCTTCGGGGTTGCTAAGTTCTGACTGTATATCCACAACCGCATTTTCATGCGCTTCAGACCCCCTTTCGCCACCAATTTGATTTGAGTCAGAGGTAACACCTAACAATGCATTATAATCAGCTTCAGTTTTATCGGGGTACTTTTCTAGATAATAATCTAAAGACATATATCTGCCAGAATCCCGAGGATCATTAGAGCGTGGATTATTCTCTTTTGGCTCCCCAAATTCTACTGGTTCTTCTTCAACTATAGGAGAAGGGGGTGGTTTCATAATATATGGTTTTGGCCATCCAGTTATAATACTATTAAATCTAGGCATCATATTGTTCTCCTTTATTTAGTTAACAAAGATGCAGATTGACCGCCAGTTTGATTAGCCGCACCTCTTCCACGCATAATATTTTGTTGTCGTCTTTGTGCTGTTAATTCTGCACTAGCATCATCTTCTCCTCCTTCATATTGAGTTACTGTAGGGTCAACGTAATTATCATCGGAATCATCTCCATTATAATCAGTACCAAAAAGATGATGTGATCCTTTATCACTCACTGATCTTGCCCAGTCAGTAAAGCTTTTTACATTCCCTCCTGGTTTATCTAAATTATTATTTTTAGCTGCTTTAGTCGCTTGATCAGCTATAAACCCTCCTGTAGAATCATACAAATTAGTACCTGCATTAACCATTTCATCCCTTATTATGGGATCTACTACTTTTGCAGCTTTTTTAATTATTTTACCAGTTGTTCCACCACCACCTTTGCATTTAGATACTTCACCTTCATAGTCAAAGGAGTCTTCAGATACTTTTACTAATTGGTTATCAACAATTTGATAAACAACTTCATTATAAATTTTCATAGTTACCATTGTTAGTTAGAGTTTTTTACGTAATAAAACGCAGTCTTCTTTATATTCTGTTAAAATTTTCTTCCAGCCTCTCCTAGCGTACATGTCCATATAAGTGCATCCTTGTTCAATAGCCCATATTTCTAAATCATGTAATTTACTATCAACCCATTCATGTAGTCTTTTTCCTGCTAATGTAACTACCCTGCAAGTTTTATTGCGTGGATAATAAGCAAATTCTGTTGTAAAGACTGCAACTATGGTGTTTGAGTTTATTTCTTTTACTAACCATAAAGTATAAGAACCATCTTTTAAGTATTCTTTTACATCTTTTTCATTTAGGACTTCATCATTAGTCCTAACGATTTCATCTTTAACTTCATCCCATATTCCATCTATCTGATTTATTGGAACAATAATATTCTCAAAAGTTTTAATACTTTCTTCACTCATGCTATCATATTTTCGCTGGTAGCGAAATACTCATAATCACTAATTGCTCTTCTAGGTCTATTTTTCTTCCTACCTACTGAAGCAAACTGTAAAGATTGTGATGCATATCTAGTTGCACTCATAAGATCGTCATGCACTTTAACGATTTTTCCATCTTTCCTGTGATACATTCTTAATTCTTCAAACCAAGCATGAAGATAGTTAAATACTTTAAACCTACCTGTTTGCATACGTTGAAGCATATCCATAATCCCCGGTTCTACTGAAATACTTCCATCCGAATTTGAGAAGTGCTTATGCACCATATTCAAACCTTGTTTACGGTATAACTCTGCTAGAGGTTTACCTGAACCTTTATCGTGTTGCGAACCATCGTGGGGCCATACAACAGGCACCCAATCTCCTCTTTCTCTAATTGCCGCTGAGTGAACCACTGGTGTTTCAGTTGATTTTCTATAGCAATCATAAACATAGACTGTATCTGTATCACGATCCCATGCTAACCAAACTGCGGCAGTTGGGTGATCCCAACCAAAATCCAAACCACAAATTCTAGGCCAATATTCAGGTAATGCAAATGGTTCTACTTTTAGATCATCCTCATTTACAGTAAAAACCATACCTGAACCTAGAACTGGTATGCCCTTTGATCTCATATCACGTTCATGTGCTGGTAATGCACGTAATATTTCTTCTTTTACATTTTCGTCTAAGTGAGTAGCATCGTCCCAAGTTGCATGATATAGTGCTTGAGACTGTCCTAATCTAGTCATAAACTGTGTTACTACTTCAGTCATTCCAGATTCAGGAGTAAACGTCATATAGACGATACCGCCACTTTTAAGTGATGCACGTAGTGCTTGGGAGTAAATGTCCTGTGGTGGTTCTTCGTCCAGCCAGATTACATCTACTGCTTTACCCATCCATTGCATCTTACCCTGCTCATAGGACTTAAACGTGAGCTTAGAGTTTTTCCCGGAGATGTGCCTAACCTTCAGCGATTGATACGCATTCGGTACTCCCGGTAATCTTTGTGGTGTGCCGACTATATATTGTTTTGGTATTGATCCTTTACCAAACTCTTCTTCATCCCCGGCTTCACCTAATAATTCAGTTTGAACTATATCTCTAGTATTGCCTGTCGTATTTCCTGCCGCCCAAGCAATTATTGGTCTATTGAATGTTGCGCCATTCCACCAAGACGGATAATGACCAGTTAAGTGATATGCCATCTCAGTTGCACCACAGAAGGTCTTACCTGTCTTGTTAGCCGCCATTAAGAGTCTTTGGCGAGCTAACTTACCTCCCATATCTTTTGCGCTGTGAAAGCGTTTTTGGTACTCATACGGTTCATAGTCTTGCAGACGATTTGTTTCATATAATTCAGTAATTCTCTCTGCAATCTCAAATGCTTTTTCTGCAGAGTTGCTCATTGGACTTCTTGGATTCCCATATTTCTATTAATCTTACGATACATATAAGAAGGATTACTTTCTCTAACTTTTTTAGGAAGGAAAGTATATTCGAGAGTCTCTAATACAGAAGGTTCTCTACCTAAATTAGCCTTTGCTTCTTTCTTCCCTCTAGCTACTCCTAAAACGCTTGATAAAAAACTAAAAGCTCCAAGACCCCTAGTAAATTTAATGCCTTTACCTACAGATTTAATTTTTTTAAATTTATTCTCTATATTTGGAGTACCATTTGATTTATGAAATACTTTTTGTAATTCAAGGGACGCTTTTTTTGCTGTAGTTGTAACTGTCTTGGTACTTGGCTTACCAGTTGCTTTTATCTTTTTAAGACTGGGCGTTACTGAAGTAGTGATTTTTTTAGTTATAGGTTGAATCTTTTGTTTTGCTTCTTGGGGATTTTTTGTTCTTACTTTTGATCTTTGATTAATTTTTCTGTGTACTGGTGCTAAGTATCGTTTCTTTTTGACTATAGAAGCTTCTTTTTTTGGGAATACTGTATTAGAAGGGCTAACTGGTTTTGGTTTATTAGCATGAGATGTCGTAACCCCTCTACCACTTGTTATCATACTTTTCTGAGCCGGGACATTTACTTTCTTCTTCGTGGTAATTTCCTTTACACTTGTTGTTTCACCAGTATGTTTCCTTATAGCAGTTACTTTTTTCTCTGAACTAACTTTTGGTTTATTTTCTGTAGCTTGTGCAACTACATTATCGATACGACCTTCTTCTGGTACACTGACTTGTTTATTACCCTTCCTAAATAAATCAATAGCAGGTCTTAATTCTTCTTTACCTGAAATATCGGGTCTATTAGTATTTAAGTTAAATTTACCTTCATTTTCAATAATAGCAGTTTGTGTTTTGTACTTTCCTTTTACAAAAGACTTAGCAACTTTATTTGCTATTTTCAGATTAGTTTTTGCTACTTTAAATTTACCTTTTACTTTATCGGGATCGATACCAGCATCGGAATTTGGTAGTCTCAATGACTTAGTGTAGTGTTCTTCTACGTACTCACTATTTGAATTAACATCTAGTGATTTGTCATAAAGTGGTAATTTATCAAATAAATCCCTTTGTGGCCCACTATTAGGATCAAAATCTAATTTATCGACACCTTCAGTCCCTTTTTCTGTAAAATATTCATAATTAGTCGGTTCAGGAACTAATGTTTTTGTATCAAAATCTTTTGTAAGTATTGTTCCTTCAGGGGTTTTGTTATATTCAGGTCTTCCTAGGAGTCTATTGTATTTGTTTAGTTGATCTTTATTTAACCAAGGGATAATATCTTTTGATTTGTCTGTGTATTGTTTCTTTTCAAATGACTTATACCTTCTTTTGACAAAATCTAGTCCTGCTTGGAATTTTTCTGGATCACTTGTATCACCTATTTCATCTAGTAGTATGTCTTTAGGTTTATTAAACTGCGAAATAGCTCTACCTAATAGTTTACCT